TGATAAATGGTATTACAACACGGAAACCATGGCAATTATACAGATACCAGCAGCGCCGCCTTACCCTAGCACAGGAACGACTGGGACTCAAACCGTATGAAGCAACTACTCCCGTACCACAGTTTTGTGTATGCGGGGGCGCAGATCAATGTCTATCACGCAGACAAGGGTGATGGGCTGCCAATGCACCAGCACCCCTTCAACCACGCAAATGTGTGCCAGGTGGGTTCCTGCGTTGTTCGCGTGAAAGGCAAAGAAATTGTGATGAATGCGGAAACCCAGCCGCTGGACCTCCCCGCTGACATCCCGCATGAGATCGAGGCGCTTGAAGACGGCACGGTGTTTGTGAACATCTTCAAAGAGGGTAGCTACTAATGTGGACCCGATTACTATCGGCCTAGCGTTTGCCGGAGCCAAAGCTGCGGTAGCCACCATCAAGGAGGTTATCAAGCTGGGCAAAGATGCCAATGAAATAACCCAAAGTATCGTTGGATACTTTGACCAGAAGGCGATTATTGAGAAGGCTGAGGCGGTAAAAGAGCGAGAGAAGCGCGAGGCGCTGTGGGACAAGGTTAACGGGGTTAAGCCCAAGAAGACGGACGCAGAGTTAACCGCAGAGGCGATGGATGTCGTCATGAAGCGGCGGGAGCTGGAGCGGCAAGAGTACGAGCTGTACGAGATGTTGGTCTGGTCGGGGCAGGGACAGATCTGGGACGACATGGTCAAGACCAGAGAGGAAATGCGTAGGCAGATCGCTCAGGAAGAGGCGGAGGCAATCAAGCAAAAGATCATCGACGCGGCCCAAGTTAAAGAGCGCAAAGAGATGATCCATGACATACAGCTCTCAGCGGCGGTTTTGGCGGCTTTTGGTTTATTGATGTACTGGCTGGTCCATTGGGGAATATCAAAAGGAATGTGGAGATGAGTGAGCAGGACGACAAGGCGTTGGGTGTACTGGACCGCATACTGTCGTATGTGGACAGCCCGTTCAAGCTAGTTGCGCTGCTCGTCATGTTTGTGTTTGGGTTCTGCGCTTGGTTTGTCTATGCCAACCAAGAGCTGCTGGTCGGTGCGTACAAGGAAAGCCAGAAGCTGCCCAGTATCAATGAAGCCAGGGTTGAGGATGCGGCGGCGGTGCTGATCAAGTACGGCGGCGCGCAGACCGTGGCGATATTCAAAGTTAACCCTTTGTTTGGTACGCGTGTTTTGTATCGCGCGTACACAAAGGATGGACGGGATAAAAGATTGGAAGGCATTGATGTTGGTCTCTTCACAACTAATCAGGCGAACAATGCAGACGTTGTTAAGCTCATGGCGGGAGAAACACCGTGCGGAGACTACCACAAGCCACAAAGCGAAATCGGCCTGTGGTACGTCGAAGCCGGTGTTACCTACGGCTGTCGAATCTCTGTACCACCGGACGCAACACGTTTCATCGGTCAAATTACCGTCGGGTTCAAAGATCGACCTGAAAGCGTAGAAGATGTTCAGTCTATGCTGAGTATTGCTTCATCCATGTTAACCAAAAAGAGCTATTAAATGGGAATCTTAGACGCACTTGCAACCGGCCCCATGGGGGCGCTGGTGTCTGTTGGCAGCAAGATCCTGGACCGAGTGATCCCGGACCCCGCAGCCAACGAGGCGGCCAAGATGGAGCTGGCCAAAATGGCCCAGGAGGGTGAGCTGGCCAAGATGGCCAACGACACCAAACTGTTTGAGACAGAGCAAAACAATCTCACAGAGCGCCTCAAAGCTGACATGGTGAGTGATTCCTGGCTGTCCAAGAACATCCGCCCCATGACCCTCATAGCTATCTTGGCAGGTTACTTTACATTTGCCATGATGTCTGCGTTTGATAAAAACACCAACCAGGCGTATGTTGAGCTGCTGGGACAGTGGGGTATGCTCATTATGTCGTTCTACTTTGGTGGGCGTACGCTTGAGAAAATCATTGACATGAAGAAAAAATGAACCTGAGCCCTAACTTCACCCTGGAAGAGTTGACACACACGGATCATCGTCAATTCGACAATACGCCCAATGATTCTGAAATCAATAACCTCAAACGACTCGCCGAGTTCTTGGAAGATGTCAAGGCAACCCTTGGCGGAAAGCCCATCATTGTCAACAGCGCGTTTCGCTGTAAACAGGTCAATGATGCTGTGGGTAGCAAAGATACTTCTCAGCATCGCATCGGTTGTGCTGCTGACATTCGGGTTCCCGGCATGACGCCGGACCAGGTTGTCAAGGCCATCATCGCCGCGCAGCTGCCGTACGACCAAGTGATTCGCGAGTTTGACCGCTGGACCCACGTGTCGATCCCGAACTCGACCCTGGACAAACCGCGGCATCAGGCCCTAATCATTGATAAACAAGGGACGCGTATCTACGCGTAAACAAAATGTCAGCAGCAAACATGACCTATGACAGCCTCGTTGAGGATGTCATCAAGTACGCAGAACGGAATGATGAGTCTTTTGTGACCCAGATTCCGCGCCTGATCATGCTCACCGAGCAGTCGATTGCTGCAGAGATCAAAACGCTTTTGCAGCTTAACGTGGTCAACACGACAATTGCGTCTGGCGACTCCACCGTGGAAAAGCCGGTTCGTTGGCGCAAGACGGTCAGCATGAAAATAAACGGCGAGCCGGTGCTCAACCGATCCATGGACTACGTGACGCAGTACCTGAGCGAGGCCCCCGCGGGTCAGCCACTGTACTACGCCGAGTATGACTATGACCACTGGGGCTTCGCGCCTGTGACAGACCAGGCATACCCGGTCCAGATTATTTACTACAGCCGCATTCAGCCGCTTGACATCACCAACCAGGAAAACCTGCTGACGCGTGAGGCCCCTCAGGCTTTGTTGTATGGCACGTTACTCCAGGCGCAGGGCTTCTTGAAAAACACCGAGAAGCTGGCCGTGTGGAAAAACTACTACAACGACGCCATCGCAGCACTCAAGGGCGAGGACGCTTCTCGAATGGTTGATCGCAACGCTTCACGACAGGAATCACAATCATGACATTCACCTCTCCCTTTACTGGCAACGTCATCCAGCCGACGGATGTCAGCTATGACGCGATCACGTTATCCACGGTAACGCAGCTCTACTGGCCTCAATATGTAAACAACGGCCAGCAAGTTGCCGCCCGCATCCTGGACGTTAACGCAACGAGCACCGGCGCTATCCTGACATTGCCGAATGCGCTACAGGGTTCCGTCGGTTCGGATATCTTAATCCGTAACGTCGGCTCGTACTCGTTTGCCGTTCAGAACTTTGCAGAGGTCAACTCTTTCTCTGTGCCGACCGGGCAGGCCGTTTACACGTACCTGACCAATAACACAACGGCGGGCGGGGTATGGGACAACATTGCGTTTGGTGCTGGTGTTGCCTACGCTGACGCCGCCACGCTGGCCGGTAATAGCACGGCGGCCATCCTCGGCAAGCTCGAGACAGCGTTTGTAACAAGCTCTTACATTGTTGCGCCGACTATCACCGACGCCACACGCGGCCATTGCCTGGTGTGGACAAGCGGCGCCGGTACCTGGACGCTGCCGGCCGTGTCGTCGTTGTCTGAGGGCTGGTTTATTTTGGTCCGCAACAACGGCACCGGAGCCCTGACCATCCAGACGTCGGCCGTTAACTCGACGATCGATGATCAGAGCAGCATCACGCTGCCGTTGGGTGACTCTTGCTTCATCTGCGTTAACCGCGACATCACAAAGCAGGACTTCTTTACCGTTGGCCGCGCTCGTCCTAATAGCCTGACGTTCTCCTCGGCTACGTACGACGTCGACACCGTGTCTGGCGCAACGTTGAGTTTGATCACCAACACACCCATCATCCAGCGCTTTACCGCGTTGAGCGGGGCCCGCACGTCGTCGTTGCTGGTGCAGTTGCCTTCGGTGACTCAGGTGTATTACTTCCTCAACGACACCAACCAGAGCTCGTACAACATTAACTTTCAGGTGCAGGGGAGCTCTCAGACGCCGTATTCTTTAGCGGCTTCTCGCCAGGCTATTGTTCTTAGCGACGGTAACTACATATATCCGCTTTTGCAGTCTAACGTTGGTCAATTCTTAGCCAACCGCGGTACTGCTGCGTCTCCGGCGTTCTCGTTCAACCTTGACCCGTCGTCGGGCATGTATTCCCCCAACGATGCCCAGCTTGGGTTTTCAGTTAACGGCACCAACATCATAACCCTGGACGGCACAGGCGGAACAGGAAACTTTGTGACCAACATCGTTGGCCGTGTTGATGCTGACCTGATCTCTGGGGGACAGTTCTAATGGCTGACGCTCAGGCAGGCGCGCCTAAGATCTTCACGCTTCAGGTCAAGCCCGGCATTAAGCGGGACGGTACCCGCTTTGAGGGCGACCAGTTTAGCGATGGGAAGTGGGTCCGCTTTCAGCGGGGCAAGGCAAAGAAAATCAACGGCTACCGCCAGATGTTTGCCACGCCGTACAACATCCCGCGAGGGATCATCACCAACCCATACAACGGCGTTAACTATGTCTTCGTGGGTAACCGCGAGGGTATTGAGGTGTTTAACACCGGGACCGACCAGGGGGTGGGTGTGGGCCCGTTCCAGGTTGAGTTCAGCAACACATACGTGGTAACAACGGTCACCGGCGGCTCGTCAACCATTGCGGTCGTCGGCAACGTGGTGGCTACGTTCCCCACTGGAACAACGTTCTGGGCATATAACACGTCGGGTCTGCGAACCAACTACACGACAACAGGGGTTCCGACGTACAACTCGGGCACCAACCGGACAACCATCACGCTGACGTCGCTAACGGGTTTGCCGACTACGGTGCCTCTTGAGATTTACACGCCGATCACGTTTCCGGCAAACGATGAGTATCTGTGGCAGTTTGACATTGCGTTTGACTCCACCGGCGAGGGCAACTCCAAGCTAATCGCTCACCCTGGCAAAAACCTACACAACATCGACTCTGGCGTGTTGTCTTCGCTTTATGCCGGTAACTTCCTGCCAGACGCTGCAACCCAGAAGTATGTGCTGACCCAGGTGGTGGATTCCTCTGGAACGAGCCCGACTTACCTGCCAATTAACGTTAGCGGCGGCGCAGTTGTTCTGTATCCTTTCATCTTTACATACAGCAACTTCGGCAACCTGCGCAACAACAACGTGACGTTTACCCCCGGGTCTACGTCGGTGCAGACGTTCTCGGACTGGAACGGACCGCTGGCCAACGACACCAACATGACGGCGGGCAAGATCGTGCGCGGGTTTCCGGTGCGCGGTGGTACCGCGTCCCCGTCCGGCATCTTCTGGTCTACAGATGCGCTGCTGCGTGTTTCGTTCACGGCCACGACCCCGTATTACTGGCGCTATGACACCATCGCCACACAGATCTCAATCATGTCATCCAACTCCGTGACCGAGATGGACGGTATCTTTTACTGGATGGGCACAGATCGCTTCTACATCTACAACGGCGCCGTCAAGGTGTTACCCAACGACAAGAACGTCAACTACCTATTTGACAACCTGAACTTCCAGCAGCGTCAAAAGGTGTGGGCCACCAAGGTTCCACGGTTCAACGAAATCTGGTGGTTTTACCCCCGTGGTACGGCGACAGAGTGCAACGACGCGATTATCTACAACGTCAAGGACGACATTTGGTACGACGCAGGCCAGGCTGTTGGTGCTCACCGCTCGTGTGGCTACGTGACCGAGGTGTTCCCCCGCCCCGTCTGGTGTGGCTGGGAGCCTGAGTTTATAGAGGGCATTTCATACCAGCTGCTGTATGGACCAAACAACGGAGCCCCGGCAACCACAGCCAACCAGGTGATTGTGTCAGGTGATCTGTCCACAAACCCGCCTGGCAGTTACATGTTCTTCCAAAGCGACGAGAACACCGTTAACCAGATCGTTTCGGCCACGTTCACCAACTCGACGACCGGCGGTACGACGTTGATTACCTTTGCCGATACGCTGGACCCGGCGTTGACGACAGGCTCAACCATGGCACAGATCACGGGTGGCTACCAGATCTGGGAGCATGAGTTCGGCAAAAACAAAGTTACGGCTACTGAAGAGTTTGCGATTGAGTCTTTTGCGGAGACGTCGGACATCAGCTGGGTAGGTGGAACGCCGGCCGAGGACCACACCATATCCGCCAATCGCCGGATGCACATCACCCGTATCGAGCCCGACTTCAACCAGGTCGGGGACATGACGATGACGATCGTGGGGCGGCCGTTTGCTCAGTCCCCCGCCGTTGAATCCAACGAGTTCACGTTTGGCCAAAACGACGGAAAGATTGACATGCGGGTCGAGCACCGCCTGATCAACCTGCGCTGGAAGAGCAACGTCATTGACGGAAACTACGAAGCCGGCCGGATTATGATCACCGCGGAGATGGGGGACGAGCGGCCATGATGCAGATTGAGTTCCTGCCCATGTACGCCACCTGGGACGACTGGAACGGCAACATGATCCACTACTTTGCCGAGCAGCAGTTCCCCATCGTTTCCGAGGCCAACTGGACGGAGTTAGCCAACGCCATCGCCCTGAACCCGGTATTTGACAAGTACAACGTCCCCGAACCTTCAACGTTCTCAGACTGGCGGAAATGGGCGCTTGTTTTGACTGAATCTATCAATGGCGACGGGGCGTAATTGCCCTTAAATATGGGTAATTCTTAATAGAGAAAACATCAAATATATCTGAATTGTTTTAGCTTCATGAAAATAGCTCATGTCCCTAACGGAAGCGTAATTGGTTTGATACCAGCGCTTTTGCCGTTCCTGAATAATTCACAGGAATGGGGTTATGGACGTGCCAACGCGGACGATATAATCCGTTTGGTTTTATCAGATCGGTTAAGCCTCTGGGCGGTCAACGATAAAGAAGAGTAAAAATGGCAGTTGCAAAAGACTGGAGAGGTAACGTTGTTCCGGGCAACGTATATGAACTTGGTAACACCGATGGAATTGGTGCGCCGTCTTCTCCCGGTATTCAAGCTATTCTTGATGGTCTTAAAGCAGGCAACGCTAAAATTGTTTCTGCTTATCCATATACTTATGGAAAAAATGGCTATACCGCTACTGGTTATACAGATCAGCAAGTTGAACCGTATTATATGGATTGGGAAACAGGACAACATAACGGCGGAAGTCAAATGTTGTTTATGAATGGTAAGTTATATCCTTTTGGAACTAACTGGAATATTGTTCCGATTACTCAAACAAAAACAACAGGCTATTGGCAAGACGAAATAGGCACACAAATCCCTATCAACCAAGAAGTACCAACAGGTATGTATAGAGTCCGTACACGGGCTGATAATAACGTATTTGATGAGGTTATTTTTAAGGCCGATGCTTCTGGTAATATAACAGGATATAATCCTAAGATTTACCAAACAGGCAGCAATGGCGGTGGATTCTTTGGAAGTAGCCCTCTTGGTAATTTCTTAAATGATATGGTCGATCTGGCTCCCCTTGCCGCTGCCTTAATAGCCCCTCAATATTTGCCTTTAGTAGCGGGCGCTAAGACCGCTATTCAAGGCGGGGATATTGGCGACATTCTGAAATCGGCTGGTACGTCTTACGCTCTTGGTCAGCTTGGTCAGCAAGCAGGTGTTTTTGGCGATCAAGCAGCTGCTGCAACTCAATATGGTACAGGTTTGAATTCTGCTCAAACGGCTATGTTGGCCGCTCAAGAGGCTGGTTTGGGCACTGTTGCAGACGTTGCTGGGAATGTTATCGGCCAAGTAGGAACAAGCGTTGTTTCCCCAATAATAACAGGCAGAGATACCAATCCGTTAGATGTGCTTTTAAGTAGTGGTGTTTCTGCGGCTACGCCGTTTGTAACCAATCAAATTGAAGGTTTTTCCAAACTGCCTGTGTCAGCGCAGAATTCGATTAACACAATTGTGGCCAGCGAATTACTGGATAAAGATCCGACGAATGCCCTTATAGCGGAAGCGTTGAAAGCCGGTAAAACTGCCTACTCGGATTTTAAACAAGACTCTTCGCCGACGATAACAACCCCTTCAGGGGTTCAGTTGGCAGCAGCCGATACTGACACTGCGTCGGATGCAAGCGCGCCATATACGGTATCCGTCGGTGGTTCTCCTATTTATGAGGGCACCAAAGGCGCTGAAAACGTGTCGGCGCCTTTTGGTTATCGTTTGATGACCTTGGCTGAAGGAGATCAGCGGCCAGTGGGTTCATACTACGACGCAACACAAAATGCCTGGTTTGTCCCAACTAATGAAGTTCAGAAACTTCAGGAGCAACTGACTTCAGGTGCTCAAGATACATTAAGTGGTGGAAGCCTCGGGAGCGAAAGTGATTTACCCCCCGTAACTGGCGAACAAACAACAAACGAGATTCCCGCTGGTGAAATCGATTCGTTAGCTCCTATCGGAAGCGGAAATGTAACAAGCGGTGGTGGCGGCGCGATTGACGTAACAGGCACAGGCGGCGTTGGTGTGGCTGACGTAACAGGCACCGGCACAGGCGGCGTTGGTGTGGCTGACGTAACAGGCACTGGCACAGGCGGCGTTGGTGTGGCTGACGTAACAGGCACTGGCACAGGCGGCGTTGGTGTGGCTGACGTAACAGGCACAGGCATAAGCACAGGTGGTGGAAGCCTAGGGTCTGAGAGTGACATGCCCCCATCAAATGGTGGGAGTCTGGGAGATGAAAGTGACATGCCCCCATCAAATGGTGGGAGTCTGGGAGATGAAAGTGACATGCCCGCGCCGCCGGGAACTACAACACCGGGCACGGGCACGGGCACGGGCACAACTCCCGGAACAGGTACTGGGACGATTCCACGCGTCACAATACCAGGCACTACAACACCTGGCTCTACAACACAAAACGCTACAGGTGCTTTTGCCACAACGCCTTCGGCGCCCATTGAAAACCTGACGTACAAGAACGCGTACACGGATTTTACGCCGCTTAACCCACTGCTGTTCTCGTTGGCTGGCTTGGGGCCCGTTACAGGATCAAGTGGTCAGCAAAACCCGTTGGATAGATCAGCGACCGACAAGGACGTGGCGTTTGGCACGTCGCTAGACAACGAACCACAAGAACAAAGCAACGCGCCCATGGAATGGTTCTCTAAAGGTGGTCTTGCAGGCCAGCACCCGATGGGTGAGCCTCAGTACTATTCTGAGGGTGCGCTGACAAGCCTGCAAATCAAGGGTGACGGCGACGGTACGTCCGACGACATCCCGGCCATGGTGGCAAAGGACGAGTACGTCCTGCCGGCCGATATCGTTTCATCGCTGGGTAACGGGTCCAGCGACGCGGGCGCCTCGGTGCTCGACATGTTTGTGCGTCAGATTCGATCGCACAAACATTCCAACGACCCGGGTGAGTTGCCGCCCGACAGCGTGGGCCCGTTAGAATACTTGAGCGCAGCCATTTCAAAAGGACAGAAGCATGGCCGGAATATTTGACACAAGCAAAGAGACATCCACGACGATGCCGTCGTGGTTTACCAACGCACAGTCTGGCATTGCGAACACGGCCGGCCAAGTGTACGGCGCCACGCCGGCACCCGGCCAGACCGCGCTGGCTGGCGTGGGTCAGACGTTCAACGCCGCACAGAACCCGTTCACGACGGCCATGGGTGGCCTGCAGGACGTGTACCAGGGCATCAGCACCCCGTTCAACGCCGACGGCACACCGAACGCTCAGAGCCCCCTTGGCTCGTTGTTTGCGTCTCAGTACGCCAAGCTGGACCAGATTTTGCCCCAGGTGACCGCCAAAGAGGGCGCCGCTGGTATCGGTAGCGGCAACTTCAACTCCCTGCGTGGACAGACAGCGGTCAATACGGCACGTGCCGGCGCGCTGACTACGCTGGCAGAGCAGCAGAACCAGGCCGCACTCAACGCACAGACCCAGGGCATCCAGGCGCTCCAGGGCATCGGCAACGTCGGTTCTCAGTATGGTACGACTGGCATCAACCTGGCCGACAAACAGATGTTGGGTGGCCTGCCGTCCCTAGCCAAGTACAGCGACATCATCAACAACATGGGCACCGTCATTCCCAAGACGACCACCGAGGTCACCAAGGGCAGCACGGTGGAGAATATCAACCGAGGCATCCAATTGGCTATTGCCGCGGGTAAGGGCATCGACGCCATCAAAGCCGGAACCACGGGGATTAACTGGCTTGACAACATGTTGAGGCCCTCTTCCACCCCCAACCCCATCACGTCAGGCGCCGCGGGCAACACCGTAAACTCCGACGGCGTGTGGGGCGACAACGCGATGACCGCTCAACCGCCTAGCTGGAGTACAGACCAGACCGGCAACTTGCCCTCTGGTGATACGCCGGACAACATTCAAACCCAGGCCGACCTCAATAACTCCGACCTCTGGGGTATTTAATTATGGCAGACATGGAACAAACAGGCGGATTGCCTACAGCCACCGAAGACGGCGCGGTTGCCAAGTACGGCACCCGGGGCAACGTGTCCGTTGCCGGCCAAAAGGGCGTGTCGCTCGAGGGCGCGCAGAGCGCCGACATCCGCGAACGTCTGATGCAGATGATTGCCGAGCGTGAGCGCGGCAACCCCATGCAGGAAGCCCTGGGCCACCTTGCGTTGGCTGGAAGCGCACCGGGTGAGTATGGCCGCAACTACAACGACTATCTAACTCGTAAGCGCCAACAGGAACAAGACCTCCTGGGCATGCGTGTGAGCGCGGCACAGTTGGCCAGCGAAGAGGCTCGCCTGCGGCAAGCCGCCGCCGGACAGCGTCAGTTTGCTGACATGGTTTCCCGGGCCGCTGGCATTCAACCGCAACAGCCTCAAGTCGGTGGCGCACCGATGGCACAACCGCAAGCGGGTGGTGCGCTTCCCACGGGTGGCGGGGCCGCTCCCCAGCCTACCGCGGGTGGCTTGCCGGGTCCCTCGCCGATGTTGACGCCGCAACAGGCCGCGACAATTATATCCATGAACATGCAGAACCCCGTCAAGGCGCAAGAACAATTCTTGTCGATGACCAACCCGACGGAAAAAGAGCGCATTGCAAGGGCCGCAGGGTTGACCCCTGGAACGCCCGAGTACGCCGCCTACATGCGAGCAAACCTTGCCGGCTCCGGCGCGTTTGTGCCTGGAGACGTTCGCACATCAAGGGGTACAGAACAAATCACGCCAATACAAACCGCGCTTGGCACTGTGACGCCCCAGGGGGCCGGTGCCCCCACCGCCGCGGTTCCTGGTGCCCCAGGAGTTACTGCTCCTGTAGCTCCGGGCGCTTCCGCCTCTGCGGCTCCTAGCGCCCCCGCTCGTGCCCCTGTGGCCCCTAGTGCTCCAACTCCCGCTATCCCCACAATGGATACCGGGTTTGCACCGGGCACTAGAGAGGACCTCGCCATTCGTCAACGTCGAGAAGAGATGCGTCAGGACGTTGAAAAAGAAGCTGCAATTGAATCTAATAAAAAGATTGACATCCCCGAGCAAAAGGCTCTGGTCGACGCTGTTGCCGCCGCGCCAAGCAACTTGGTATTGTCCGGTGCTTTGATGAAAGACATCACAAACAACCCAGAGCTGTTTGGCAAGCTAATGCGCCCGGATATGTTCTCCGCATTCGCAAACTTGGTCGCAAGCGGCGTGCAATTTGGTCAACTGGGCGCGGTTAACATTCCCGCGGTTGGTAACTTTATACAACAGCTATCTCCTGAAGCCAAAAAAGACCCAACAAAGCTGGAGGCATGGAACCGCGTGCTTGGTAACATGGCTAAGGTCAACCTTAACTTTGCACGCATTGCGTACCAGGGTCAAGGCGCCGTGTCTAACTTTGAACGCGAGCTTGTTGGCACCGCCGTCGGTGACCCCTCTCGTGACAGCGCAAAGAACTTGGCCATCAAGGCTAAGGTTATCGAGATTGAAGCCCGCAACGCCATGGAACAGAATAAGCTGTGGGAGCAAAGCAAGAAGAACATGGTGTGGTCGCAGTTCAAAGAAAGCCCGCAGTATAAAGATTTGCAACGCGCTCAGTTTTATCGCACCGCCAAGGTGCTGAAATTGGACGGCGCCAAGTGGCCCGGGGATGAATGATGGAGTGGCTTAACAAGCTATCTCCGCAACAACGGGCAATTGCTGACAAGGTTGCCGCAGAGGCTGACCGGCAGGGCGTGCCCCGTGAGCTTGCGCTCGCCGCCGCCATGCAAGAGAGCAGTTTTAAGCCACAGGCCAAGTCTAAAACGGGGCCCGTTGGCGTCATGATGCTTGGCCGCGCAGCGGCTAAAGAACAAGGCGTTAATCGATACAACATTGATCAAAACATTCGGGGTGGTGTTGGGTATCTGAAACAAAACTTAGCTCAACAAGGTGGCGACCCGCAACGCGCGTTGATCGCGTATCACGACGGACCCAACAGCGATTTTTTTAAGGGCGGCTCAATGAGCCCCGCCGCATACAATCACTTGCAAAAGGTTAAATCGTATGGCGGTTTTCAAGGAGACCTGATTCCCATGGCTACAAAACCAGAAAATACTAATACAGGAGTGAGTATCGCGGATATTGAACCTATCCCCGATATTCCTATGTTTTCTCAGCCTCAAGAGACTCCAGGGTTTGGGAACGCCGCTGACATTGGCTCCGCTGGTGCCGGCGCTCTTACTGGCATGTTTACTGCGCCGTCGGTTCGTAAACAGGCGGAAATAAATCGGTCGTTAATTCAAGCGGCCAACGCGTCCAACGTGCCGATCAATGAAGCCAACGCTGCCAACATGCAGCGATACAACGACGAGCTGGCACAACGCAAACGTTTGCTTGATGCCATCACCGAGGCACAGAAATCTGGCGGCGTTCCTGGCTACGTTGAGTCACAGCTACAGGGCGGCGCCGAGGATGTTGTTAGCCGGGACCCGCGCGTCATTTCAAACCGAACCGCACAGGCCGTGATCCCCGAGTACGAAAGCGGAAACACACGCGCGCAGGCCGTCAACCGCGGAGAGCTCGTGTCGGACCCCAACCGGTTTGCAGGCTTGTCTGTGCCCCGCACCGAATTGGCGCCCCCTGGCCCCACGCCGCAACAGTTGGTTGCTCAACAGCTGGGTCCAGAACCCACGCGCCCCGTGCCCCACCAGCTTAACGTTCCCCAAGTCCAACCCATCCGGAGCATGGCCGCACAAGGTGCGGCGACGGGCGCGTTGACCGGGTTCAACGCGTTGAAGGCGGCGGAGGGCATCCACAGCGACGACCCGGTCAAGGCCCTGCTTGGCTCTGTTGGCGCCGTAAGCGGTGGTTTGGCTAACCAATCACGCAACCCGCGCACGGCGATGCTTGCCGGCACGTTGAGCGCCATCTCCGGCGCCGCCGGCCACGGACTGGATATGATTCGCGGGCAAAAGAAACCACAAGATAAGAGCGTACTCAACAAGGCAGAGGGAGGCCTTGCCCGCCTCCCAAAGTTCGCAGGCAAGGGCGAGTCACTCGTAAGGGGCGGTAAGGCCCTTGCCAAAAAAGCTGAAGATGTAATTGGTTTTTCACCCGCAGAAAAACAACCGGACGCATGGAAGTTAGGCGATCAGAAGCCAGGCAAATTATCTGACTGGGCACAAAACTATTTAGGTCATTGGTACGTGCCCACGCAGGCCGATCGTATGGGTGGCGTCGGCGGTTCAAGTTACAGCGCCAATCAGTTGGTGCTCCCCCAGTATGCCAATCGCGCGTGGGGATCTGGTAAAAAGGGCACCGCAACATCAATTGCTAACCTGGCAAAAGACCCAAGATTTGGCGGGCCGGAAAATCAAATATTTGCCCCCATCCTTGGCAAGAAAAACATGCACGAGTCTAATCAGATCGTGTTTAACACCCTGGTTGATGAGTTCTACAAAAATCCTGAGAAGTTGACGCCCGAGTTGCGGTCAAAAATCAACGCATACATTCAGTCGGGCGGCGTCACACCAAAGGGTAAACTAAAATTCGACCCCATTCCGGGTTTTGATATTGCGGATCGGGGAATGGTTGAAGAACTTGGCAAAACCTTTGACAAGCGCAAGGCCATTGCCCAACACGCGTTTGGTGGCGAGGGCATCAGTAAGACAAAGGCGCAGATCATTCCCTACCAGCAAATCCTAGACGAAATGTCTGACCCAATGACGCACGGAGCTCCGTCGTTCTCAATGGGTCCTCGCGCATTTAGGCTAACCGGTGAGGTTGAATCGGTGCCGCGCCCAGATCTGAATCTTGCGTATCCGAATCAACTGTTTGGTCAAGACTTAAACGTGACATACACGCCCGTGCCTGGCGAGCTGTCGCTGATGGATTTTGGAAATCAGTGGCGCAAAGATATGGGCAAGACGGAAGCAAAACCGAGCGGCGCATTACACCAACCTGGCTATTTTGAGTACACACTGGGTTACAAACTTCCCGGCGCGTCCGAGCGCACCTATCCGCGCCAGTTAATGTCCGAGGAGTGGGTCAAAGAATTACAACGTAGTGGCTTTGCCGACGGGGGTCTGGTGAACTTGCAGTCTGGCGGCAATCCTAAAACGGCGCTGTTGAAAACGCTGGGTAACAAAGTGCTACCGCTGGTAGAACGTGACGCTAACCTGCAGAAGTTTCTCCTACCCAGTCAGGAGAAGCGTCGGATGTACCACGGGACAACGGGAGACATCAACAAGTTCAATCCGAACAACAACATCACCTTTTTGACGCCTGAGCCGACGTTTGCCAACTCATTCGCAGCTAAGAGTTTTGATCCGGTAGAGTCCCAGTCCCGGGGCCCGAACCCCGTGGTCAAGCCCGGCGCCAACGTGATGCCAGTGCATGTGCAGGCGGAGAACATTTTTAACCCCTACAAGCCCTCGCACTTGGACTCGTTGTACGACAAGCTCATGCAGGACTACGGGCAAGACCTGGGTAGCTATAACGTTCGCCAAATGGTCCATGACGTTAAGAACCCCTACGACAACTGGCAGGCCATTGAGAACGACATGGTCCAAAAGGCCATCAAGGAACTTGGCCATGACTCGTTTGTCTCTACCGAGGCCGGCGTACAGAACCTGGGCATGTACAACCCGCGTAAGATCAAGTCGGCGATCGGCAACGAGGGCACGTATAACACAAACGAGCTGGACATCAACAAGGCCAAGGGCGGTCTGGTGCACCTGCAGTCTGGTGGTAATCCCAAGATGGCCGCGTTGAAGGCGATGGCCACGCCTGTTGTGGATCGTCTTAGCATGCACTTCAAGGACGTCACCAAGCGCATCCCACAGTTGCAAGAGGCTGCACAGCGCATGAAAAACGGCGAACCTGTTACTCGTGAAGAGTATGAGATGCTAGTTAACGCGTACAAGCCCGTGAAGCCTTTTGCATTTGTTCCAAAGCCGGCAACAAAAGAAGAAGCCATTAACGCGCTGACGGCGGACAAAAAAGGCCTGTTTGGTGCACCGTCTCAAATACTCCAACCGGGGCAAAGTGTAGGCCTTCGCCTTGACATACCGGCATACTCTGACCATGGCGTTTGGGTGCCTGCCGTTCACGAGAAGGGCACGAAGGCTGGCGCTGGTACACGTGTCGGATACGAGAGTGTGGCGTCTGTCAATAACCCCGTGTTCAACATGTCCGACAAGGGCGCACTGAGCATTGCATCTGGTAAACCTAAGTCCACCATTGCCACGATCGAAGGCGGCTGGAACCCGGTCGACGAACAGACCGCCATAGCCAACGCACAACGATATCTGGAGCATCCGGACTGGCGTCAGGTGGGCATGGACCCCGAGCGCCACGGCTACTTCTACGACCGCGCGTCCATGGAACCGGTCCTGAGCGCTGAAGAGGCGCTACAGATCGGTCCCCTGGTGTTGGCGCGCAAACCGGTGTATGGCAAGAAAGAAGACTTTGGTTTTGCTAAGGGCGGTCTGGTGCACATGCAATCGGGTGGTAATCCCAAAGCGGCCGCTTTGAAGGCCTTTGCCGACCCCGCCGCCAAATACCTGAAGGACTGGTCCTGGAAGCCAATGCCTGAAGTTGCGGGTAAGCTGGACCTGAGAACGGTGCCCGACTACATCCAGGGGGGCTACGGCCAGTTTATGAAGGACCAAGCCAGGCGCGCCGCCGCCGGCGACCTCAACGCCCGTGACCTGATCAAGGCGTACACTATCACCCAGTCAAGCATTGGCCGCGGTGGGCTGTCGCATGCAACGGCCACCAAGGCCGGCCTCAAGCTGCCGAACACCGGCGGCGAGGTCCGACCCGAGGGCGCGTTTGCTGAGTGGCTCGGCTCCCCCATGGGCCAGCGCTACCTGGATACGGCGTCAGCCGGTCAGGCAGACCCCCGGGCCCTTGCTGAAATTCAACAGCAGTTTGCCCCGTTTGGAAAGCAAAACGACCTAATTGAAAAGATGCAGTACGCGGCGCAGACGATGCCCAACCTGTCGCAAAACCTTAACCAAGCAGTCCTCGGCGACAAGGACGCGTATCGCAACTGGGCCGAGCAGATGAAGGGCGTGGCCGGTGCCAAGTCTGGATTCATTGGTTCGATGCTGGGCCGCGGTGACTTGCCCACGTTTGACGCGCGTCAGATTAACCTGCACACGGCAAACCAGGCTCCCGTCGGCATCAGTTCGATTATGAACCGCGGGAAGGGCCAGGGTGGCCGTGAGGCCGTCGATCGCCTTGCCGCGCGTCAGGAGGCCCTTGGGCTTGAACTGGACCCCTCCCTGGACCCGTTCTACCAGCATCTGACCCATCACGCCGTGTGGGACAAGGTTGGCAACAACCAGACCACGCACGACGACCTAGTCAAGGCCATGCGTAACTACAAGGCTGGCGGTCAGGTTGGCCTGTATGCCAACATTCACGCCAAGCGTGAGCGCATCAAGCAAGGCTCTGGTGAGAAGATGCGCAAGCCTGGCTCTGAGGGCGCGCCCACGGCCGACGCCTTCCGCGAGTCTGCTAAGACAGCCAAGCGGAAATGATTTCGGGCAAAGCGGACGGAGAAGCCGCGCCCACCTTTATTTGCGGTAACGAGTATCGATCCACGACTCCGCGGCAAGCGGAAAGTTGGGTGCCCAACTTGGCGGGGTGGTGAGAGCGGTCATCATCAACTTCTCTACCTCTTTCGCGTCTTCAACGCGACTGAGTGAAAGGACCTCGTCATGGATAAGGTTGATCACATCCACGCCTTTATCATTCAAAAGCCGCGCAGGCTCGGCCAGAAAATCTCGAGCAGTGCCCTGGACGGAACTCTGGAAAATGCTGGACCCGATGAGCTTGTTGCGCCCCCACTTGCGGGTGTAGGTGTTCTGGCTGAGAACGTAGACGACCTCCCCCATCTTCCCCCACGGGGTTAACTCTTCGACGACCTCTGGTCGTTGCCAGCAGATCAGGCGCCCGCTGGGCAACTGCATCCACAGCGCGCCACGCGCAACCTTCAACACCACCTTGCCGGCCTTGAACGGCTGTCCCGGGCTCTTGATGGCGTCCACCGCCGCCTGCCCCATCGCGTACCAGCAATTCTTCACCTTGGCGTAGGCTGTCCGGTACGTGTTGACGATCTCCTCGGCCTGCGCCGGGGACAACACCACCCCCATGCCTTCCGCGTAGGCCACGAGGCCCTTGGCCCCCTGGCCGAACATGCACCCGAGCACGGCCGACTTGCTGACCTGCCGCATGTCCTTGGTCACCTCCTCGTACGCAACCTTGTACAGCACGGTGGCGAACGTCTTGTACTCGTCCATACCCTGGCGGAATAGCTCCAGCTTGTCGTTCTGCCCGGCCATCCAGGCAGACACCCGGTTCTCGATCGAGCTCAGGTCGGCGTCGACGAACGTGTAGCCCTCTGGCGCCTTGATGGCGTTGCGCACGATGGACGAGCAGGCGTCCATGACGCGGGCGCCAAACAGTAGCCGCATCAGTTTGTGGGACCCCTGCTCTAGCGCGCCGTCAACTGCCTGTTTCATATTATCGTCCGTCATCCACAGCGCGGGGCGGGCGATGTTCTGCAGGTTGATGCCCCTGGACGCCCAGCGGCCGGTCGAGGCGCCGTGGTATACGAGACCGTTGCGGATGCGGCCACCCACCTGGACCTCGGCCATCTTGTTGAACTTGGTCACAGAGGTCTTGGATCCCTCCATGCGGAGCTGTAGCACATGGGATACATCTTTATCTTTGTGCCCCGCCTTGGCAGCTTTCTCGAGCGTTTCGGCCTGCATGTCGGGCAGGTTCAGCCCGCGCTCGTTAAACCACTTGAGTAGCTGGTCGCGCTTGCTGACCTCGATGCCGCCAGTCAGCTGGGTGATCTGCGCGTTGATCGACTCGATCTCCTTGTCCACCACCCCGATCACGTTGTCCAGCTCCCGTGGGTCCACCGGCACCCCGCGGTCGTTGATCTGTTGTGTGAGCACCCACACCCGGCGCTCGTTGAAGTTGAGTGGCCGTAGCTTGGCGACAATCGACATCTCGGTCTGCACGTCGCGCTTACAGTAAGCGAACAGCTCGGCCATAAGCTCTGGGTCCTCGCTGAACGTGCCGTCCTTCTTTGGCTTGCACAACAGCTGGATTAGCTTCTTGCCACGTTTGTCTTTCTGGAACTCCGAGCCCATCACCTCGCCGGCCGTGTCCAGGTCCTGGGGTATGTTGTTAGCGGCCGCGATGGCCATGGAGTCAACGAGCTGGTCCCACTTGATCTGGGGCCAGCCTAGCTTGGTGCCTACGCGGTTCCAGATGTGGTACTCGAACGCCGCATTCCATGCGGCAATTGGGCCACCATCCGCCGCGTGGTCGAGCACCCACTGGGGCACGTCCTCGGGGCGCCACACATCTACTTTGTCGGGGGAGGGTCCAGCCGCGATGCAGAGTATCTCTGTGCTTGGGTCGCTGGAATAAACGTCAAGGCCGCGGTCTTTGAGGTCGATGCGGCTACGTGTTTCAAAGTCAATCGACAGAATCATTTCATGCTCCTAAAGGCTATCGGACGTATCCGGAAAAAAGGGGGAACGGTGATTGTATCACCGTTCCCAAAGTCCCCAACCACGAGGACACACCAACTCACACCAACGTTTGCTCCAGACGCTTGATCTCGCGGTCCAGGTACCAGCGGGCCTTTTTCAGGTCCTCGAGCTGTCTGCCCTTATGGCTGGCACGCGATACGTACTTGACGACGTTACCGAGGTGGTACCCAAGTTGCTTGGCCTCGATGTAGTCTATCGTTTCGATTCCCCCAGTCTTGTAGTGTGAGGGATGATTCACTGCGTCCGTCATAACTTATAGCTCACACACGCCAGCCACGCAGGCCAGCATTTGGGCGCCCTCGACGTTGTCGCGGTTCTCAACAAACGCGTGCCAATCGATCGTGGGCATCTCGGCCAGCAGCTTGTTGTACTGCGCCTCGTCACACGTCTCATACGGCGCCTGACGATACGTACCGCCGTCGTGAGGCAGGAACGACACGCCAGACATCTCGTCGAAATGCTTCCACACGAACGCACCAACGCTTGGCCACTCGTTCTCTGTCACCGAGATGGTGACCGAGGGCTTGTGCTCGCACCAGTGGCGTTGGTATGTCAGCCACAGCTCGAGGTGCTTGATGGCGTCCACGTCGTCGCGCGTTACCAGGCCCTCGGGCGCGCGCTGGGGGAAGCTGAACACGGTGGTCGTGTTGGGCTTCATCACGCACGGCTCGGCCGGGATACCCTGGCTGATCAAGAACTGCGTCAGCGGGTCCTTGTTGTCACCACGCACGCGGCGGATGTAGAACGGCGCGTGGCGCGGGTGGATACCGCTTGCGGTGTCTGTCAGCTGGCTCACGGTCCCGCTAGGCTTGACCGCGGTGATGGCCGTCGAGTGAGGGATGCCCAACAGGTCGGCGATCTCGGCGTTAGCCTCGTTGGCGACCTCACGTAGCTGATCCAGCCACAAGGGCGCCGAGCGCACGCTACCCATGACCTCGTGGTCATAGATGCCGGTTAGGGACACGCCCAGCAAACGCTCCTCCTCGGTGTTGCGTTGCCACACCTTGCGCAGGTAGGGGAAGTGCGTGAACGTCGCCTGGATCGTGCCCAGGATGGCCGCCATGCGCACCTTTTGCTTCAGGGTCTCCAGCGTGTCGTCGGGGCGCACCATGACCTCGGTCAGGTTACAGAACTGGTACGGGCGCAACACGATCTCACTGCAGGGGTTGGTGCCGAACTCGAAGTTGGGGTCACGCTTGCCGTACTTGGCCACGACGTGCTTTGCCGCCTCGCGGTTGAAGATACCGCGCTCGCCGCTGTGGCTGTTGTACAGCGAGGTCCACTCTTCCAGGAAGGTGCCCACGGTCGGCTTGCTGTCGTACACGGCGCTGTTGTTGGCCAGCGCGCGGTGCGGGTGGGTCTCCCACCAGTTGCCCGACTTGGCGTGGCGGATGCGCTCATCGTTCAGGTCGGACAGGCTGATCATGGCCGAGCGGCGCACGCCGCCCACGACCACCACCTCGCCGATCTTGCACATCAGGTCGTGGCACTCGAGCGTGTTGAGCTTGCGGCCCAGGGCGCCACGGAACGTCTTGATGGTGAACTGGAACAGGTCAACTAGGGGCTCAGGGCCCGATGCGCGGCCACCAAACGTCTTCAGGGGCGTGCCCGCGGCGCGGACCTTGCTCACGTCCCATTTTGGGATCTCGCCGGCATAGAGGCTCGCCAGGAGCATGCGGTAGGCCTTGGCCCAACCCTCCTTGCTGTCGGCCACGGTGATGAAGTGCTCGGACTCGAACAGGCGCTCGGGCACCTCGGGCAGTTTGTTGGTGTACTTGGACTCCACGCTGAAGCCCACGCCGGTGCCACACAGCAGGATGAACATGGCTTCGTCGAACGACTTCACGTCGTCCACGGGCAGGTAGGAACAGTTGTAGATGCAGGTGTTGTCGCGGTCTGCGGCCTTGCCCGAGGTCATCATGGCGCGCATAGAGGGCATGATGTGCATGCCGTGGATGGCGTTGTAGATGTCTTGCTTGAGCGTGCCCCGATCCAGCTCGGCGTTGCGGTCAAAGATGTAGTTAACGTATCGCTGGACCGTCTCGTTCCAGTCCTCCCGGCGACCTTGCTCGGGGAGGTATTTTGCGTAGCGTGACTTGTGGATGTATTGTTGGTATTGGTTCATTTTATAGGGTCAAAAAAGCCCAGCGCGTGCGCCAGGCCAGTGGAGACGGTGTGGTTGTGTGGTTAGGCGGCGGTTTCTTCTTTATCTTTCTCCTCTTCAAGTAGCGCCTCGGCCTGGGGTTGGCCCTGCTCGGCGATGGCGCGGATGGTTGTGTGGACCTCTGCAAAGGGCAGGCGCCCCAGCAGGCTCAGGATGAAGTTGACTTCGTCAACGGTGAATTTCAGTGTGATCATGAATGCTCCGAAAAGGTGCCCGTCTTTCCGGGCTGTCACGCAGTCTTTACACTGCGAAATCTTGCGCGGCGGAGGTACCACCACCCAGCTTCTCACCATCTTCCAGCTTCTGCAGGTTGTTCAGGCCGCAGGCAATGCCCTTGGAACCTGCCTGGTTGTACGCATAGAACGTCAACGATGCACGACCATAGCAACCGCTGTAGAACTCGCCCTGGTCCATGATCTGGTCCAGGTTGGCGTCCACGATCTGCGGCTTCATCGACGAGTTGGCGTTGATGAAGAACGCACCCTGGTAGGCCGCGTCATCCTTCTCTGCGTCTCCGTCACGCAGGCCACCCTTGAGTGCTTTGGGGATTGTGCCCCCGAACACCGCGGCGCTACCCTGCTTGACCTTCTCGACAGCGGCGTTGATCTTGTTGATCGTTTCCTTGTCGTTTTTGTCGATGATGATGGACACCGAGTACTTGGGGTCCTTGCCCTCTTCGCTTGCCTTCGGGGTGAAGACGTTAGCGTAGGAGAAACGAACTTTACCGGTAACCACTTTTTCGCTGACTTTGGCCATCTTGGCCTCCTTGTTTACAGAAACGATGGGACTTGAAAAGGGTGCCCACCTTAACCCTCAAACTCCGTTGCCTTCTTCGCAGGAACCAGCTTCGGCTCCCCAACTGGCTTGATTATAAGCTCGCCGAGCAGATGCTTCAACTCGTCTTTGCCCACAACCTTTTCCAATTGTGCCACAGATTTCAACGCCTTTGGTTCAAAGATGTCTTCTCCGTAATGGCGCAATTTTACCATAGCTTTTTCAACGTCGTCAACAACTCTATTTTTGTTGCTAAAACCCAACTGGTACCCGGGGGGCACAACGCCGTCAGTCTCGGCCCGCTCGAGCAGGAAGTCCTCGACGTCCTTCAACCACTTACGCGTTTTCGGCGCGTTTGTCAACACCTTTGCGAGCTCGTCCTCAGACAACAACGGCGGGTCGCGGAAGTCGGACGCCGCGGCCATGTTGTTGAACTCGGTACGCGCCCGGCACTGGGCCTTGGCCTTGCAGAACTGGCAGTGGTCGCCGGCCAGGAACTCACCCGCACCGGCCCACGCCTTCTTGGCCTTGGGCTTGACCACGTTCTCGGCCCACACCACCAGCTTCTCCAGCGTCGTGCTGTCGGTCGTGATGCTGTCCAGCCGGGGCTGGTGGATTGTGTACTCGACCTCGGTGATGTTAGGGTAGGACTCCCGGTACTTGTACCAGCCACCTAGCGCGTACAGACGTAGCTGGGGGTTGTCCTTCGCGTCCACCGGCACGCCGCGGCCGAACTTCAGGTCGATCACTCGCACCTTGTTCTCCGACAGTATCACCACGTCCGCCGTGCCGAACCCGTCGGGCACCCACTCGCTGAAGTCCACGCGTTGCTCGAAGTAGGGCGTGTCGCCCTCGCCGATCTGCGATCGCACGTACAGCACGTAGTTGTCGACGTACGCCTCGAACTCCTCATCGTAGTAGGGCGTTGCCTTGACGGCCTCGACCTCGGCGATGTATTCCTTGGCGGTCATCTGACCATAGTGCCGGCGGAGCTTGGCCTCTGCCAGGGTGTGGGCTGTCGTGCCCTCCTGACTGAAGTCGAATGCCCCTGGCTTTCGTTTGGGTTCGGGAAGTAGTGCCTCGAGTCGGGCGCTGGGAGTGCATGTCATCCAACGTTTGGAACCGGATGCACTCAGTAAGGCGTGTGCTGCCATGGCTTTCTTTCCTTAGTTTGTTACAAACCGGTGTTTTCTGAGGTATTCCACTGCTGATAATAAGACTTCCTCAGAATCTTGCGCGTTACCCAAAACCAAATTGCAACCGCGACAAAGCAATGCTCTTACTTTACCTGTTGCATGATCATGGTCTACACAAGTGAATATGCCGTCCTTCAATTGGTGCTTGCAAATAGAACAACAGTTTTGTTGTTCCTGGCGCATCCGCTCTACATCATCAGATGTCAAACCGTATTTTTTGATGTACTTGGAATTTTGAACCTCCCGTTTTACTTTTTCAGGGTGGTTCTTTCTTCGCAAAGCCCCTTTTTCTTTATCACATTCTTTGCATGCCGACCTAAGCCCGTTGTGCTTGGCTCGGTCTACATAGAACTCAGACAAAGATTTTTCGGCGCTACATCGAATACACGTTTGCATTGTTGTGCCCTTCCACGGCTGGTTGGTGCGGTATCCAGTGGTGGAGCACTGGCAGGGGAGCTACCCTTTTCCCGCGTTAAATGGCTTTTTTGAGTGAACTAATTAGGTCATTAACGGCAGAACCAAAATCCACTGTGACGTCAGCCTTTACTTCAGCCTTAATTCGCTCTTCACGATAGTCGGCGGGGAATTGACCCCTAAGCGCCACTTCAACAATTCGCGAATTAAATGCTTTGTTACCAACGTTCTCCAGCATCTGCTGCTCCCAGTAGGCCTGGGCGTGGGTGATGGCCAGATCTAGCGCATCGGCGAACTCGGGGTGGTTCTTGCGCAGTGTCTGGGCGCCGGTCGAGCTGATGCCCAACGCGGCAAACATCATCTTCTGGCTCGCGCCAGTCTTCCCAAGCTCTATCAGCTTGTCGCACATTGCTGGATCAAAGGTGTATTTTGTTGTCATTGTTCTGGTGCCCCATGAGGGAATCGAACCCCCGCCTGACGCTTACAAGGCGTCTGCACGACCGTCATGCTAATAGGGCTCTCTAGTAGAATTATCCACTTTTCGGGCCAGATTCGTCCTTGGTGGGCGATAAAGTTGCATCTCTAACCTTGGCCCGCTCCTTGGCCTCCTTGATGGCCTCGTTAATCACTAGGCGGGTAACCGCCCCGGCCATCTCCTGGATCCGCTTTTCTTTACTCTGAACCCCCAGGGCCTGCTGGAGTTTTTGCGCGTCGTTCATGCCTTACCCTTTCGTTGTTGGTCTCTAAAACTACGCAGGTCCGCCAGGATGGCGTCACATTCGTCTGCGTTCTCAAACTCCCAGATCGACAGAACCTCTTTGTTCTTGTCAAACACGGGATCCTTTGCGTCAACCTGCACGTCGACGTGGGGGAACCCCTCGACGGCGTACTCGACAATAAAGCCCCTCATACCTTTAGCTCCTTCCTGATCCGTTTAATCGACTGCCCCAGATGGTGGCGCCAATACTTCTCGGTGACGGCGAGGTCCTTGTGTGTATACCCCGACAGCATCGCCTCGACTATCTCCCGTTGCTGTTGCGTTAATTTGTTCTCGATGACGTGCTGTATGTCTCGGATCGTCTCCGGGCCCCACGATGACCAGCCCGTCAGTGAGCTGGGCTCGACGCTTGCGTCGTCGCTTTCAATTGGATCGGGCTCCTCGTCAGACAGGCGCCGGATCGTCGCGTTTACCACGTGTTTCAAAGTTTAATTGCCTCCATCAATGCCGCCTGTAAATCTATCTTGCCCTGTAGCACGTCGACCACCTGCTTGTCGATGCTGTTGATCATTTGCAGGTGGTGCACGAACACCGGCTTCTCCTGACCCTGGCGGAACAGGCGTGCGTTGGCCTGCAGGTAGTCCTCACTACTCCACGGCAGGTCGAACCACACGATCTGCGCCGTGTCCCCCGCGTTGCACTGTAGGTTCAGCCCGATGCCCACGCTCTTGGGGTGGCACAGTAGCACGTCGATCTCACCCTTGCGCCAGCGCGCGATGGTGTCCTGGTCGTCGGGGTTCAACAGCACCGCGTCGGGGAATCGTTCCTGCAACCGGGCCAGTGAATGCTTGAAGTTGTAGAACACGATCGTCGGGCTGTCGCCCAGCATGTCCTCGAGGTAGTCCAGCTTGCCGTCGTGCACGTGCACCGTCGACTTCTGCTCGTTGTAAATGGTGCCCGCGGTAAGCTGTAACAGCTTGCCCGTTAGGACCCCTGCAGAGGCCGCGGTGAGCGTGTCTTCTTCGACCTCGGCCACCATGTCCTTCTTCATGCGGTTGTAAACCAAGCGGGCCTTGGGCTCCCACTGGATCGTGTGGTAGACGTCCTGTCTGGCGGGCATGGTCAGGTAGTCGTCCGCTCGAAGAGACACGCAGATGTCACCGATCAGTGCGTCTATCTGTTCTTTGGCGCCGGGCTTCAATTTCCAGCTCCATACTAACCCCGTGCGACGATCCCTCGCGTCCGGATCGAAGAATTTCTCTTTGTAAGAACTCATCGATCTCCCGAGCCGTTGTCCCAGGTCCAAGATACCGACCTGGGGCCATAGGTCCAGGTATGACTTTGGCGTAGGTGTGCCCGTCAAAATCAAACGATGCTTGAACCTCGGCAGGAACGCCTTCAGTGACTTCCACCTCTTTGAAGAGGGGTTCTTGAATCTGGACGATTCGTCGATCACCAAGTTGCTCCAGGATGGAATCAATTTCTGATCGAATAGCCACGAGACGTTCTCGCAGTTGATTAAATAAACATCCGCGTTCGACCGGAGCGCGTTCAAGCGGTCCTGGGGTGATCCAATCACCAGCGCGAATTTTAGTTTTTGGGTATGTGTCCAATTTGCTGCCTCCTGTTGCCATACGTTAGTCACCACCGCCTTGGGTCCGATGATCAGCGTCTTGCCCGGTAACTCGCTGATGATCGTCAGCGCCGTGATTGTCTTGCCCAGGCCCATCTCCATCAGCAGGCCCATGTTGGGCGTTGTCCTGCTCTGCTCGATCAGGCGCCGCTGGTACGCGTGTAGGTTGTCGGGGGATAACATCAGTAGCCTCCGCGCTTGCGCGCTGACGCGCTTGTATCAATCCGAGGATTAGTTGGGCGCTGGATGTAGGTATTTGCAGGGTCGAAAATGGAGGGGGGTCGAAGACTTCCATATTTTTCTATCTCTTTCAATCTGTCGTGTAACCAGTCCGCCACCGCGTACAGCTCTCGTAGCTTGGCGTTGGACTTAATCATGTTGGCCTTGTTGCTAATGATAGCCACGTTGCCCCTGACGTAGCCCTTCTCGGGGTCGATGCGGTCCAGGCTGGGGGACGCGTGCTGGGGCGAGCCCTGTTTCGTTTTTGATTTGGTATCCCATAGCAACGCCGTGCCAAACACCGGGCAGATGTCGGGGGCGATGGAGCACAGGTACTCGAGGTCCACGTCGCAGGGGATGTCCTTTGCCTTGGCTCGCTTCTTTGCCCGGTACAACATGTTGTACATGTGCTTGCGCTTCTTCAGGTTGTTTTCTGGATTCATAAACTGTCGACAAACTCGTCAACTTCCTCGAATGACGAAAGCACCCACGTCTTCACGCCACACGTATGTATTTGCGAGATCACTAAGGTCTGACGTGGAGACAGTGAACCCGTCGGGGATTTTAGCTCCACCGGTATCACCTGACCCTGGAAGAACACCAGCCGGTCCGGCACCCCCGTCGTTCCCGGGCTTGTCCACTTCAGACACAACCCTCCCCTCGCCTTTATCTTTTTGACGAGTCTTTGCTCGACGTCCTTCTCTCTTGTCATTCTTTTCCATCTCCAGTATGCACCCGGTGAACATCTGCTCGACGAGGTGTTGCATGAGGTACGCGCGCGTCTCCTCGCCAAAGTCTTCCACGTTCTCGCCGATGTGCTCCAGCAGGCGCGTGATGACGTGCGAGGCCTCGTGTGCGATGGTGCCCGCCAGACAAGCGGGGTTGTTGCCGATGGCCTTGAGGTCAAAGCCCACGATGACGACCGACTCCTTGGCCGTCGAGAACGAGTGCGTCTCCGCCATGCCAAGCTCGAACGCCTGCGGATCCTCGTGCACCTTGACGTTGTAGTCCTTCAGTATCTGCTTGAAGACCTTGGCGTTGAAGCACATCGCGACCGGCAGCGGGAAGAACCCCACGTCGACTGAATAGTACTGGTAGCGCTTGCTCATGCTTATTTCCTTGCTCGGATGTAATACGCAATCGTGTTGCAAATGTTTTCAGCGACCTGTGCCTTGGTGAAGCTATCCTCGGGTAGGTATGTCCACCCCTCAGCCCACTGTGCGCATGCTTCACGCTCCTCGGCGGCGACCTTTGCGGCAAATCGTTCAAGCGGCAACAACAAAGAAAGCGCGGCCTCCTCTGCCAAGTACACCCGTTCAAACCCTGCCTCCCGCGCCATGCGGATGATGTCATCTCGGTTCATGCAAATATCTCATCACGTTCAAAGTTGCTGATGCTGTCCACGTACTTGCGCGCCTTGACGTTGAGCACCACGCCGCGGTACACGTTGTGCTGTTCGCCTTCGATGCGGATACGATCGGCCACCACGCGGTGGTCCTGGGTCGCCGCCAGGAACCGGCGCTTGAACGCGAGGTCGGTCCCTGGTGGGATGTTCTTGGCCAGCGCCCACTTCTTCCAGCACGTGAACACGTCGTCCTTGTTAACGTGCCCGATGGGGTCATACACCAGCGCGTCCTGCACGAACGAACCGATCGGGTTACTCAACTCTTCCATCAACTCGAGCAACTCGCGGCCCGTCTTAGGCTGTTGGAACCGCTGACCCTCGCGCGCCATGCGGCGCTGTTGTCCCTCGATCGCCCAGTTAAAAATACCAGGCAACTCCTTGGCCAACTTGTCGGACAACGACACGTCCTCGCGGCCGTAAAAACTATTGCTCATTTTGAGAACAATCATTCGGCCCGTCAAAGCGTTGGAGTTTTCCGTCAACTGCAAGGCCTCGTTCGAGTAGATCACGATACGCGTCGGCAAATAGCCGCTCCAGGCTTCTTTGTTCTTCCGATTGACTGTCACCGTATCGCCGCCAACAATTCGCAGTAACTGGCTCACGACAGCACCCCTGTTGCGCTCCGGTGCACGGGCATCCGTAAAGGAGGCTAGTAATTTCCCAAGCCATGGTTGTAGTCCAAACGTGTCACAGAGCTCTTCCAACTGTGGCGCCACTGTGTTGTGCTGGCCCAGCAGGGACACGAGCACCTTGTTGATGGTCCCCTTGCCTGAACGGCGCGGGCCGATGATGTTAAAGAACTTCTGCTGGCTCGAGTCACCGCTCAGGATATACCCAAACATCTCCTGCAAGCACTCGATACTCTCCGGGTCATCGCTCCACAGGTCGCGCAGGAATGCCTCCCAGGTCGGGCACTCTGCCAGCGGGTCGTACTCAAACGGCAAGCTGTTGAGCGTGAAGAACCCCAGGCTGTGGGGGATCAGCACGTTCTGCTCGGTGTGGAATATCCCGTTCTGTAACGACACCAGCTTGGCCGGGTCGGGCTTGTCAGACCCGTATCCATCCAACCACACCGGCGGGCGCGTGTTGGCCTTATTAGGCAGGTGCGTGAGGGCCTGGACCGCGTCCAGCACCCCGGACACCACAGACGGGCCTGGGTTGAACGGGATCAGGTTCATCTTCTTGTCGTACTTTTTACACTTGTCCAGGAACGTGTACAGCATCGAGCGCACAGTGGCCTCCTCGATGTCTTCGTAGTGCGTGCCCCTGAACTGGAACATGTCGCCGCCGTATGTCGACAGCGTGGTACCCTCCTCACACGCGAACGTGCTACTCAGGAACTCCCGCGCGTGGTTCAACGGCCCACCCGTGAGCACCTTCTCGCCGTTGGCGATGACCTCGGCCTCCTTCATGCGGTTGACCTTGAACACCAGCGTGCGCAGGGTAGTCCCGCTCGTGCCGCTGAAGCTGTTCCACTTGCGCGCACACTCGCCCTCAACGTAAGACGCGCACTTCCCATCCTGGTAGGACCACCGGTCCCACAGCTCCTGGGCCTCGTAGTCGCCCGCGAACTGGTGCTGTAGGGCCATGCCCACCTGCAACCAGTCTGCGTAGCCACAGTCGGGCTCCAGGTGTGCCAGCAGGTCGGTCTCAACGCGTGCAAGGTCCCACCCCTCGAGCGGCGGGCTATAGTCCGCGAAGTCGTCACCCGAGCGATAGCTCTGGCGCTCTGGCACGATGTCGACTAGGTTCTGCTCCTCGTCCGGTATCGCGCCGCCGATCACTTGCCCCGTCACCGTGAAGTACCGGCCGCGGGGGTACACCTCCAGGCCTTTGTCGTGGTCGACGTGTGCCGCGCTGATGTCCGCGCGGGTGAATATCTTTAGTCCGGTGCCAGACGGGCTGATCTCTGCGTAGCCCTTGACGCCCTCGAGTATCTTGCGCGCCTCTGGGGCAAGAGAATCGATGCCCACCGATGGGTCAATGCAGTCGTCCAGGTCGACCCCAACGATGCCATCACTGCCATCAAATACAAAGCCAACACCATCATACCGACCCGCCTCATAAGCCTCCTGGGCGTGGAGAAAGTCACACCACGTCTCTGGGTTTGTTGAACTTGCCGCGGATCCATTTGACTGCAAGGGCAATTTTGACCATCGCCTGTTCGACCCTTCCCCAACCTCGACTAACCTCCACAACACCCAGCGGGGTATCTTCTTTAGGCCAATCGGGATTGACTCGAACTGTACTGGTAGGACTGTTGGTTTCTTCATGGTGCTCTCTTATTTGGATTACTTTTCCGATCTCAGTTTTCGTGAACTCGCGTTGCCCTGCCAACTGCTGGCCAAGGTGT